CCTGTATTAGTATTAACCAACAAACCATCACCTACCTTTGATTCTTCTTCGCCAAGAACATCAACTAAATTCTGATTTTCAACTAATGCATCAGGAGCTCCATCCTTAGCGTGTCCATCTGCCTCAGACTCTGAAAAAATAAGTTGCATGTCAGCAAGTTTAGAATAACGTTTTACCGTTGCTTCTAAATCTGCCAATTTGCATAAGTATTCAATGCGCGCCATCATAGGACGACGCAACTCTGGACGAATATTAGTAAACATATATCTACGCAATTGCCGAACTGAACAGTGGTTGTAACCTTCCAGTTCAACAGGATTCTCTTTTAGAAGAGTAATTTCTACCTGCAAGTTGTCGATAATCGACTGTGCATACCATAATTGCAAGATGCCGGGATGGTACAGTCCGGGCACCGTTTATCCTTTTAAAATAAATATAATCAATTAGCTAGACTCATTTAGAGGATCTACTAATTCGTCTGCTGATTTGTAAAATTTATCAAATAATTGATCATATGTTTTGACAAAAGTATTAAACAGTGTAACGCTCGTAGTATCAGAAAAATATTCATACCACTCTTTACGCATTCTGTCATACTCAAGTCTATCAACGTGAAAGAATAATTCCCACATTGAAGCTGTTACCATGTTTAACATCTGTGTAGATTCAGAAACCTCGTTAGATGGAATATACATTGATAACGTTTTGACGAGCGACTCTTTAGAAATAGGAGCAACCCATCTGTTCAAATCCTTACGATATACAAAATTTCTTTTTAAAAAAGATATCGAGTGGACATCCAAATATTCCTTTAGCTCACCATTCTTGCTCGCTGGAGTCACTCCCATGTGATAATGCTGCTTACAAAAATTAGCATAAGATATATTGTTATAAAATGGTAATACTTCTTTCTTTACTGCTGCAAGCATATCGTCCCCATATGTTCGTGGTTTAACATATTCAAAGAAATCAAGATCACGTGTCTCAGGAATGGTATACCAAGCATACATAAGTAAAATGAGTCCCACCAGACAGTTATCTTGGGCTGTCCCATCTTTACCAGAAGGTTGTAGCCCCATATCACGAAAAATATCTCCAACCATATCAACTACAGGAAAAAGACCCTGGGTTAACAGCCCGCGTACAATTACCATTGAATATTCATTATAGCCCATGTTAATCAAGCAACGCTCTACTATCGTTGCTGCAGCCAATTTAATTTCATAAGGCATTATTTAATCATACTTTTCATAATCACCTTCCATAAAATATAATAAAAATTCCTATAACTCAC